TGTGCAATCAGAAACTTGTCAGGCGGAAAGTCTTCTAGCTGTGAAGAATTGACACCGTTCGGCGCAATCATCAGACGATCAACTTGGTCCGATGAATTAGGATAAGAAAGATACTTCGCCGGAATAGGGCAATAGCAACGGGGCGAAATAATGCCGTTCGCGCTCTGCCATACGATTTCAGCTACGCTCATTCCCTTGGCATATGCGTCAATCAGCGATTTGATTACGCCTTGCAAGTCAAGCTCCCACGCTTGCGGCTGCGGTGCGTATGATTCAAGCGCGCGTTTGACAACATCGGTGATGCGTTGCGCTTGTGGTGTTGGTTCTTCCATGCCCTCCCTGATCGGCGCTTTGATTTCAAGCGGTAGTTTAGAAACCGCCCCCGCAATCTCATTTAATGCCTTGCGAAGTCGCGGCCATGTGTCCACCATCATGCGGAATAGGCGGTCTTGATCTTCCAAGCGCCCTGTGCGAACATTGCGCAGAATCTGCCGCACCTGCTCAGGCGTGACATTGGCTAGGTCAAAATCATTCGTGCGGTAATTGGCGGGCAATGGCGCAACAATGCCTTTACGTTCGGCGGGAGTCATGCAAACGCTTTACACTAGCTAAGGTTAGCTTGTCAAGTGTTAATTTTAACTAATGGCGCATTCTGATTCTTTGCGCTTTGATACCGTTTTGCACATATAAGCGACTTGCACCTTGTTTAAGCTGAACCATTCGCCTCTTTTTCGATGCCGCGCAAAATATTCGTGCCAATCCCTCTCCTGCCATCCTTGCTCTTGAAAGACGGCAACCATCGCTATGCTAGGGGATTCCGCTTGCAAGGTCTTTTCTCTGTGCTTTGGATTTTTGCTTTTGCCTATCTTGTAAAACCCTGTTCGCTCGCACTTCATTAGATACAAGTGACTGACAGCAAACTCGCTTTCATCCTTGGTTTTTTCATGTGTCAATTCTTCGGCAGCATCTGCAATAATTTTGTCTAGCTCATCAAGCTCAATCTGCATCGCTCTTTCTTTCGCTTTTCGCGTGCATGATTCGCACTTGTGCTTGGTCAATGCAACCGCTTCTTTTCTTGCTTGTCTTATAAAATCCGCAAGGTCTTTTCTGTTTGCTATATTACGGAATCTGCCAATCGCGTCATCTGGCATCTTGTATTTCCCGTATGGATTATGCTCAAAACAAAAGCAGTCTTCGCAAATAGATCCTGATGTATAGCAAATAGAAATGATGCGCTCTCCATGCATATATCCTCTCGCCATGCGTATTGGCTTTAGATAAAAAGCCTCAAATTTGGTAAATCTATGCAGCGTGGCAAACATGTCAGGCACATGATAAATCCCGTTTATTTGCTTCGCATATTCATTGCCAGCGTATTCTTGCGGAATGATGCGCTCAACCATGATTTCATGATGCAGCGAGTTTTTCTTTCCAACGTATTTCAGGTGGTAAAATTTAGAAATGCATTTCTCCATGCGCCTCAAAATACGCACCAACTTTCTCAATCTTTCACTAAATCGCGTTAAACTTACGAATTGCCCGTGTAGAGAAGTCATTGCGGCGAATTAGTGATTGCGTTTCTCCCGTGATTTGCCCGTTCATGCTCGGACCGCAAACGATACACCCTAGTAGAGCATCTGCCCTGTCTGGTGATTTCAGCCCGTGTGAGCGCATCTTTTCCTTGTCCTCCACGCGCAACTTGCCATTCGCCGCCCATTCGCTTTTCCGTGTCGAGAGCTGTTCAAACGTCTTATTGTCCAAGTCAATCAAATGCACGCGCCCTCGCTCAATCTCTCTGCAACCAACGTGCCAGACTTCGGCAATCATGCTGGCGTATTCCTCCGGCTCTCTGCTAGGTTGCCCACCATGAAAGCGATTGATGCGCCACCCGCATTCTGCCAGTGCGTCAATCATCACCGTGCCTAATCCGTCTGCATCGCCCCATATCTGAGACGGCATGAGCTTTTCAGATTCAAACAAGCGTATGAATTGTTGAACCGCCTGCATTGTGTCCTTCTCCACCCACGCCTTGACGATTCTCGCCGTATTGCCGCGCCTGACTGCCAAACAGTTTTCATCCCTTCCCGCTGCGAAGTCACAGAATGCCGCTATTTGCCCCGCTGTCTTGGCTTCTGGCTGATTGCATAGCGATGTTTTAAGTTTGTCAGGTGGGAGCAATAGCAACTCGGAATCCTCGCTAAACTCTGCGAGATGCTTTGAGCGATACCAAGGGTGATCTGCGCCGTATTTCTGCAAATCCCGTTCGCGCGTGACAGGGTCGATGTGTGGGCATTCCGTGCTTGGCACTTGGCGCGTGAAATACATCGGCGCGTTCTTGTGGTGCGAGTCATAGAACTGTCCACGGGGCGCGCCTGGCGATGATGTCCACAATTCAAAGCGCCTAGTGCATCGGTCGAATGCCTCGAAAATACCGTTCGGCACGGTCTTCGCCTCGTCGATGATGAGAAACACAGGGTCAATGTCTCGGTGTATCTTAGGGTGATGACCTTCCGCGCGCCCCTCGTTGTCGGTCGAGAATCCGAACGCATATCCGCCATCCGGTGTGCGCAATTCCTCACGCATGAACTGCCATTGCGGGAACTTGTCTTGAAAGGTGCGTATCGCCGTCCATAGTTGCTTTTCAATCTGCATCCATGAACCAGATGTGAAAACACATTGCCCCTTTGGATAGGTATGCAAGAACCACAAGATGAGCGGTGCAATCAGCCGCGCCGTCTTGCCGCTGCCGTTTGCCGCAACTACGCTGGTCGGTTGCTCCATGGCTACGGATTCCATGCACTCGATTTGCCAGTGATACGGCACAATGCCTAGAATCTTGATACAGAACTCAGTCGGGGTCATCATTGTCCAATCTTGCGGGGCGGTGGGTTGTTGATTTGCGCGAATGCCTTAGATATTGCTTTTGGCTCGTTGTCACAAATAAACTGCGAAGACAAACCATCTTGATACGCTTGCTCTTGTTGAATCTCCCGTAATGCTTTTGCTGATCTCTTTTGCTTATCTCTGCGTCTTTTCATATTCTTTTTTGTTGTGTCGTCGCGTGCTGTTTGCTCTGCTTTTTGCGATTCAGTAATTCGATATAAAGCGGGTCAATCTCAAGTTCCGCCCACGCTTTGTCAAATTTCGGGTCGCGCCTTTTTGCTTCTCTTAACGTCACTGGTCTTTCATCAATCCCGCTTTTTCTGTATCTTATCTGTGTGCTGTTCATGGCTTTATCCTCACTTTGCTTCTAGTTGTTTCAATCAAGTGTTTGAGTTGCTCCTCTTGATCGGGAGGGAGATTGATAACGGTTGCGCTCGCTGCCGTGTTGTTGTTGTTCACGATGATTTCCGGCTTGTCGCCGTAGCGTTTAGGATCCCACTTTGCGAGTAGCTTTAGGCGGGTTTCGACTTGCAGCTTTCGATGCCCTAGCATGTCTGATTTCTTGACTTGAAAGCCGTCTTCGCTTTCGGTGACTTCCTCGCCAATGATAGGCGTGTCTGCAATGCGTAAAGCCTCTGCTGCGATAGCGTCAAATCCTAGTTCTCTCGCGCGCGCGATGTCGCAAGAAAGTTCCTCATCGTCTTTCATCCAATTTCTAGCGATAGTGTCAGAAATGCCATGCTCTCGGCAAATCACCGTCAATGGAGTTCCTTTTGATAGCCCTGAAATAATAGCGTCAACGATTTCCGGCGTGCGTTTCGTCGGTCTTCCCATAACTTTCTTCCCTTGATTTTGCAAGGATTCTGAATTTTGGTCTTGACGTGTTTTTGCCATTGATTAAAATTGTTTTTGTTACCGCTGATTGATTTGCGCTCTAAGTCGCTTGATAGCGTCCAATGTCGGTTTGCCATTCGGTCCGATTGCACCTTCTCCAAATCGTGCGCGTAAGTCATCTTGCGCTTGCCTGCGAATTTCCGGCGTTACATCGTCAATGTCTGATTCGACATTTGCATTGAATTGTTGTCCCAGGTCAACGCCTAGATACTTTACATCAGGCGGCATAGCTTTCTCTCCCTTGCGGATGACTTTTAGTTTTTCAGCTTCCGCGCGCTTTACGGGTTGCTGCACCATGTATGAGTTAAATCCGAACGGTCCCCATGGCACTTCAAATCCGCCAATGTCGGCGCTATTCATTCTAAGCCAAAACGGATCATTCCACTTTTTCACGACTCCTTCATTGGCAACGTGTAGCGGTCGCGGTTCTGTTGCGCCTGGTCTACGAACGAATCGAGCGGCGGGGAATTGATCTAGCCAATCAGGGTCAGACATGCGGCGTTGCCATTGTGCAAAAGTGCTAGCTTGCTCCCTGTTGGTGTTAAAAATCAAAGCTAAGCGCGCATTGCTAGCGACATTAGTAATACTTTGATCCGGCAATTGCTCAGGGTCAATTAGTCCCTCGCTTAACATTAGATCGGTGATTTTTTCCCGAAAGTCTGCCAGTCCGTTTGCCTTGTAAACTGTCTCGATTGCTCCTGTTGTTGGATTCACTACGTTCTCGACGGTGTTTGAAGTCCAGTCGATCAAGTAATTTTTCATCCGTGTCAGCACCTTTGCGCTCTGGATTGTGGCGCTGAAAAATGCACGACGACGAAAAGCGGGTTCGACTTGCTGCCATTCACGAGAACGGAACCACAGCGGGCGGATTGCTCGCATGGCTAGTTGTTTGAGTTTGTCAGATAGCGCACTCATTGATTTCTTGCATGATTTGAGTTCCCTTGTCGGTCCAGTGCCAGCGGGGTATTGCGTCTTGTGTGTGACATAAAACTCCCTTTTTTGAGAGGATGAAAAGATGACTGCGCACGTTTGGCAATAGCTGCCCCGCAATGTCTGCAATCTGTCGCGCGGTCTTGAAATCAGCGTTTAGAAAAACCTCAGATTCCCGCATTCCTAGCCCCTCACGACTCAGAATTGACACGGCACGAATGGCGATTCGATAAGGCTTAATCGTCGCAAGGCTTGCCGTCTTGATACCTGACAGCTTGCCGCGCGCCGTGTCCAAGGTATCTTTTCCCGTCACGGATTTTACCACGCCGCAACTGGTCAAGCTTTTCGTCTGTGCTATGCTGTGGCGTGTATTGCTCATTTTCGTCCTTTCGTTCCGTGCGTCTGTCATCTTTCACGTTCTGCGTATTACTAGATTTTTCCGCCGTTGGCAAGCATAAATAATTCCCCGCCGCCATCGTCCCAAATCATCGGTTGATCGGATGACGGCGGGCTGTTAGTATTCCGGTCAATCACTCGATTGGGGAAAGTGTTTTGCCGCCTTTAGCTTGTAAGATTGCGACTTGATTGCCACCGTTCGCCGTCTGATCGTCGCCATGGCATACGGCAGCGTAGGCGAGTCAGCAT